ATCATCTTCTGAATAATCAATAATCTTATCTGCAAATCCAAAAGCAACAGCCTCATCGGCATTTAACCAAGTCTCTGCATCTAATAAATCACTTAGCTCTTGATCAGTCCCTGCAAATTTTGTCTTATATGTCGCAATCAATGAATTGTCCATTTTGTCTAACATATCAATAGTTTTGGCAAAATCTTGAGCATTACCATATTCAAAAGTTAAAGCGTGGTGAACCATTAGTTGTGCATTTGAAGGAATAAAAATAGTGTCACCGGCCATAGCAATGACTGAGGCGGCACTAGCAGCAATAGCATCAATATAAATATTGATGGTCTTATTCGATTGTTTTAACGCATTGTAAATCCCAATTCCTTCAAAGGCGTCTCCACCATATGAATTGATATGGACATCAACACTATCTCCTTCGATTTCTGCTAAGGCATCATTAACACCTTTTGTTGTCACAGCTTGTGCTGAATCGTCCCAATAATTGTTAGCACCAACAAATCCATAAAGGTCCATTCTTGCTGGTGTATCTTCAGTAGCGTTTGCTACATTAAAAATAGTTTTAATCTTTTCCATTTTCATTTTCTTTGTCATCTTCATTCTCACCACCCTTCGATGTATCTTCGTTATTATCCTGGTCACTAGTTTCAGAATCATTATCTTCGACTAAGCTATAATTTTTACTAATAATATGTTTGTCGGCCCAATCTTCATCAATTGGCTCATAGTCCATGAAGTCAAGAATATCGTTAACAGACCAAACACCAATGCGACTAATTAATTCAGCTGATGTAGCAATCTTAGTGAGATCATAATTGCGAATCTTATCAGTTCTAATTTTGCAATAGGTACGTTTGGCTAAATTCTTTTGGCCAAATAGTTTGCGATTAATTTCATCTTCAATCTGTTCCGCAATCGGATTGATACAGAACGAAATGAAGTTGTCTGTCATACCATCAATATCGGCAGTGTCGCCTTTTAATAATCCTCTAGGAATCATAAAGGCGTCTGCACACAAATCAACAATATCTCCAACCATAGCTGAAATATCACGAGTGGTTTTATTAGCAGCACTACCAGAACTCTTACTGTTACCAGTTGAATTTAAATCATTTAACGTAAGTCCAGTTTCTAAAGGCGTCACTGAATCTCTATCACTAAATACACCTTTTAGCCGTTCTCCAAATAAATCATCAATGATAGTGTCATATTCCGATAGAGTATTACCATTTTCATCAACTATTTGTTTTCCATCAGCGTCCATTGCTGGTCTAGCCTTCAACTGGTCAAACGTTGTATCAATATTTAAAGCATACTTAATAGCATTAGAGCGGTCATAGTTCTTAATAGCACCATTCAATAAAGCTCCATATTGTTCAAATATTCCATCAAATAAGGATTTAACTTTTGAATTATTAAGTTTTAAATGGAATACTTCACTTTCGATAAAACTAGTATTCATATTGTAATTACTGATTGAAATATTTGAATAAACATTAGGTTTGAAAGCAAATTCACGCATAGTAAATGAATCAGCAACTAATAGTTCTCCCGTCACACGTGACTGAATTACCAAGGCCCCATCTTCATTCATAACCATTTGATAAATTACTTTATTCCAAAAATCAGCAGCATTCTGGTTCTCATTTGGTTCAACATTCAATTGATACCAAACATCACCTTTGAACCTCTTTCCCTTTTTGAAAGTTTGAAAATCACTTTTAACCAGGGCACTAGAAATTCTATTGATACAAAGTTGAATCGCATATAACTTAAAAGCCGTGTTAGTAGTTGCTGAATTAATATAATTTTCAAATATCTTATACTGCTTACTTCTTAATTCAGTAGCTTGTTTTTCTTCGGTAACTCTTACTGGCTCATTACCTTTAAATAAATCAAAAAATCCCAATTAACCACCTCCTCTCTAGTAAACGTGAGTTCTTAAACCTCTGTGATAGCTAACTACAGGAACATCTAATTTATCTCTAAATTGGAAAGCATTTAGAAATGCAAAAAAACCGTCAGTTTTTCTCAACTTCGGCTCAATCTTTTTATATTCAATATTTCCACGCTCGTCACGATCTTTATAAACATTATTCGTATACCAGCGCATCATGAAATCATCATCCGTATATACGATATTATGATATGCAAATAAATCATCAATCGTATTCTCTAAATCGGTATGTGTTTTAATACCAGTTCTGGCTGGTAATAGTTCATCAAAACCATTTTTGGTAAACTCATCTTGTAAGTAGTTACGTCTGAATGTATCGGCTGCAACACCTTTGATATCGTAATATTTAGCTTGTTCCAATATCCAATCAACCACATATTTAGGTTGATTAGTTTCATCATCAATAATCTTGATAAATCCTTTTTCTTTAGCTACATCAAGTGGAACCTTATATTTTCTATGTTGTAATGCCTTGTAATTAACCAATGAATGGTGTTTCCAGTAATATTTATCACCAATCTTGAATAGTAACCCAATACCACAGAAATCCATTGTGTCAGAGTAATCAATGCCAACCAAACAGGCTCTACCTCTTAAATCAGGAGTAGGTTGATTAGTAGCTTTGATATCTTCCCAACTCGCAACTGGTGATTGTGCCTTACTAGCCGGTATATTCATTCGTTTAGTCATGAACTCTATTCGTGCTTGGTCCCGATCATGAGCTTTCTCAAACTCTGATTCCATTTCTTGCTTTAAGGTTGGAAAATAAATTAATGATGGATTAGCTTTCTCCCACATCTTTTCATCTTCCCATTCGCTAGGATCATCTAACTTACAAATAAATGGAAACATTCTACGCTTTGGCCGTTCTCCAGAAAGAACTAGTTTAGATTCATCTTTTAGATTATCCAAAAATCCATCACGATTATAACCATCAGTAGTCATGTAGAACCTACGTGGTAAAGGCTTTTTACCAAGTCCAGACGTAAATACATTAATTGTTGCCTCGTCTTTGTAGGCGTGAATTTCGTCAAAAAATACCGCCCCAGGTCTGCCACCATCTTTTGTGTTGGCATTACTAGTGCGGTACTTTATTTTGGAATTAGTCTTTTTATATTTAATTAACTTCTTAGTCCATTGGAAATATTTCTTGTAATATTTTTCTTTGCTATTTAATAAATCATGAATTTCATTAAATGAAGTAGTAGCTTGTTCTTCCGATGTGGCAACAATATCAATATCATAATTTCTAATGCCCTGTTTACTAGCCAACAGCCATTCTTCAACTGACATAAAACCAGTTTTACCACCACCACGACCAAGTAGTATGAGAAACTCATCAAACATCAAACTTCCATCATCATAAAAAGCACCATGAACAAAAGCTAAAATAAATTTTTCCCAAGGTAATAATTTCCAGACAAAATGCTTTTGAACATTTTCCAATGCTTCATCAATTAAATCTATTTTTAAGACAGCATGTGGATCATCAAGCTTATGAATTAGGAAATGCATTAAATCAATCTGTTCTTTACAGGCAACAATCTTTCCAGATAAAACATCATTCATATAACCATCAATGGCCGGATGATATTTTACTTTAGAAATCGTCGTCATCTTCTACATCTCCATCCACTGTTTCAATATGCAATTGCTGAAGTATTTTTAACATCTGAGCATTAACTTTTACCAATTCTGCTATTGAATCATTCTTCTTAAATCCACCTTGCTTATCTCCGTTACGCCACTCAATCGAAACGCCACGTTCTTCAATGTCAGCAATTAAATTGTTCTTAATGCCGTAAAAACTAACATAATCATTAACCAAATCTTGAAATTGTGGTGTGTCTGCACCCATTACTTTTAATTGATTTAATAGCGATTCTCTCAAGTTTTTAGCATTTATTGCCTTCTTTCTAGCCATTTTTGTGTAAAACCCCCTCTCATATGAGAATCAATTTGTTTGTTAAGTCTTCATCCTTCCCCGTTGTTTGGTTCCCTAAGGGATTTGCCGTTTGGTTTGACCGGGGGGATTAATATTTCTACCAGCGTTCAGCATTCTTGAATTTGTCTTTATGAAACTGTTCTAATTTCTCTGGATGCTCAATGTTATGGTGTACCCTGCAGATTGTCTCAGTATTATTTAAATTTAATGCTTGTAATGGATAGTCTCTTACATGTTTGATGTGATGGACCGTGTCAGCATGTGTGTGTCTACCTTGTA